CTATTGCCCACCAATCCAACCAAAGTTTTCCACCGTTAGTTGTAAATTCGATATTGCCACCTCGCTCCTTACATAGTTTTAACATCATTGGAAAATCAAACATGTCTAACGGTTCACCTCCCCCGAATGTCCAATTAATTTTTCTATCTAAAGAATCATAGTGATCGATTATCTTAGCAGTAACCGCCATATATTCTAATATACCCTTGGGTATAGGGCCGCCGCGAAGTCGAGTCGGGCAATAACTGCATTCCGATGTACAATAGTCGTGTAACATCCAACTAACCTGTGTTCTTAAATTACTCATTTGGTACCTTATGTTGTTGACAAACCTAAATAAAAGTGTATAATATATTTAAGATCTTTCCTAGGAACTACTAAATGAGCAAAATTAAAGTATCAGAATTATTTTACAGCGTACAAGGAGAAGGCAGATTTATGGGCGTCCCATCTATCTTTCTTCGCACATACGGCTGTAATTTTACATGTCAAGGTTTTGGCATGTCACGCGGAGAACTAAGTACAGAAGCAAACAATATTGCAGAACGTGCTATAGAATTTACAGAATATAAATCACTCCCTCTTGTTAGCACAGGCTGTGACAGTTATGCTAGTTGGCATCCTGCATTTAAGGATTTAAGTCCAATGATCGAAGTCGGAGGGCTTGCTGAAGCAATTGTAAATATATTACCGTTTAAAGAATGGCGTGACGAACATCTTGTTATTACTGGCGGTGAACCGTTGTTGGGGTGGCAACGTGCTTATCCGGACTTGCTAAATCAACCTTGCATGAAAGGATTGAAGGAGATTACTTTTGAAACTAACGGTACAATGCGATTGACTGAAAAGTTTAAAGAATATCTAACAGACTGGACGTTCGGCAGCGATGAGAGAGAAATTACATTTTCAGTAAGTGCCAAACTTCCAGCAAGTGGTGAGCCCTGGAAAGATGCTATTAAACCTAAAGTTGTTTGCGACTATGAAAATTATGGTTATGCATATTTAAAATTTGTAGTAGCTACAGAACAAGATATCGAAGATGCACTGAAGGCTACACAAGAATACAGAGGTGCTGGATTTCAAGGTCCTGTTTATTTGATGCCAGTGGGCGGTGTTGAAAGTGTCTACTCATTAAATAATAAAACAGTAGCACTAGCAGCTATGAAACACGGTCTTCGCTACAGCGACAGGTTGCAAGTGCCGTTATTTAAAAACGAATGGGGTACATGATGGAAACTAAACAAAGAACACTGGTAAGGATGCTTACCTATCGCTTAACAGCCTGGTCGTTTACTATCCTGTGGACATATATGTTTACAGGCAACATTGCTAACGCTACAGGATTTGCTACAGCACTCCATATTCTTTTAAGTATTGACTATTACATACACGAACGAATCTGGTTAAAGATTAAGTGGGGTAAAACTCATGAATAAATTTTTTAAAAAAATATTTGGAATTAAAGAGCCAACAGCCAGTACAGCCGAGGATGTAAGACGTATTGAAGAAATCGGTCAGCTAGCGGCAGAAGAATCTAAACGTCTTGCTGAAGAAAAGCGAATTGCAAGTCTTACACCAAAAGAGTTAGCAACTGAAAAGAAAGAGCCGTGGGTTGCAGTGTTAGATACACATGTAAACAAAGACAATGTCCGCAACGGATTCTTTGAACTTGACTGGAACGAGTACTTTGTGTTACAATTGAGAGCAGCAGGATACAAAGGCGATAGCGAAGAAGCTATTGTCGATTCTTGGTTTGGCGAACTCTGCAGAAATGTAGGGAATGAATCTGGTGTTAATATGAATCAGCGGAGCGCTGGTTATATTAACGTAAACAATTTAGGCGATGGCAGGACTGAGGTTTCTTAATGAACAAAACATACATTCACGTTGACACAGCTAATACATTTTTTCGAGCAAGGCATGTGGTGCGTGGAAGCCTTGAAGATAAAGTAGGTATGAGCCTAGCTACTGTACTAGGCAGCGTCCGCAAGGCGTGGAAAGACTTTAAAGGCGATCATGTTATTTTCCACCTCGAGGGGCGTAGCTGGCGCAAGGACTACTATGCTCCTTACAAGCGTCAACGTACAGAAGCTCGTGCGGCACAGAGTCCACGTGAGGCAGAAGAAGATCGAATCTTTTGGGAAACGTTTGACGAGTTTAAAGACTTCGTTACTAACAAGACTAACTGCACAGTATTGCAAAATCCTCAGTTAGAAGCAGATGATCTTATTGCGGGATTTATACAAACACATCCAAAAGATAGTCATGTGATTATCAGCACAGATGGAGACTTTGCACAATTAATTGCACCCAATGTGAAACAATATAACGGAGTAATGCAAATTACAACCACACACGAAGGATACTTTGATGAAAAGGGTAAGCCTGTTAAAGATAAGAAAACTGCTGAAGTCAAAGCCGCGCCGAATCCAGGATGGCTATTATTTGAGAAGTGTATGCGTGGCGACACCTCCGACAACATCTTTAGTGCTTATCCGGGAGTACGTGAGAAAGGCACAAAGAATAAGATTGGTCTCCGTGAAGCCTATGCTGACAGAGAAAGCAAGGGGTACAATTGGAACAACATGATGTTGCAACGTTGGGTAGATCACGAAGGTGTCGAACATCGTGTTATGGAAGACTATCAGCGCAACGTTAGGCTATGCGATTTAACTGCACAGCCCGATGATGTTAAAATTGTTATTAAAGAAACTATCGAGACTGCAACTACTGCTGAGAAAAACATTCCACAGGTCGGAGTTCGATTACTTAAATTCTGTGCTGAATATGATCTAGTTAAGATCAGTGAGCAGGTTACTAGTTACGCAGAACCGCTCAATGCAAGGTATGTAGCATGAACATTATTTCCAAAGTATTGATTCCTAACAAGGAATGGATTATTGAAGATCAAGGTGAGAAGATCGGATCTGTTGCCAAGCTGAAAAAAGGCTATGAATTTTTTAGGCACGGCAAGAAAGTCAACTTTAAAGATCTTAAAGAATTTACTAATGAATTCGGAGTAGCACTTGTTGAAGAAAAAAAAGCTCCAAAATTTGAGATGGAACCTCTTAGCTATAAAATCTATGAATTTCCATGCAGTTCAAAGCCTTATGAAGCAGTGTACAATGTTAAGAAAAAATTACCATTGTTTGCCAAGAGCGCTAAGAGTAAAAGTCAATATTGTGCAGGCTATTATGTGATTAAGTTTCGTAAAGGTTGGGTTAAATCGTTCTGCCCGAAGCTAATTACTCTAGAAAGATATCCGTTTCATGGACCATTTAACACCGAGATCGATATGAAGAACATGTTGAATACTGTTAATAAAATATGAAACAACTCAATACATTACCCATAGAAGACTTCTTAGAAAAGACCAGAATTGCTATTAAAAGCAATCAAAAAAGCCTAACTTTAACTATAAAAGAAGCCACTGATTTGCAGAATAGTCTTAGTATAGTAATGACTAGATTAGCAGGAAACTTTGAACAAAAGATGTCTGAAAATCAATTTTCCGATAAAATCGAAATAAAGGTTGACGGCGGAAAATTTTAACCAACCCTGCTAAATATATACGCACTTTTCGGAGAACGTATATAATGAGTAGGCCAAAACCTAAAGTTTTGTTAGAAATAACCAATAAGAAATCCTATAAAACTGATCAAGTTTTAGAGTCAGATGCAATATGGGCGGTGTTTTATATGGATAAACCCATTAATCTTAAAACTACGAGCGTAGTAGCACAACAATTGGGTCCAAAATATAAGAAAGTTAGTTTTTCGAATAGCGGACATGCATTTAATCTAGCAGAAAAATTAAACAAACTATTCAATACTACTGACTTTGCCGTTTACAAATTAACTACCGGTGAAAAAGTCAACGATGAATCCGAAACATGAAATAACAAAAATAGTTTTAGAAACTAAAGGTTTGCCGTCTGACGAGAAACGTATTAAGCAAACTATCCCGACTTGGTGGGTCAACCCAAGAAAGAAGGAAAAAGGCGGACTTAGACTTACAGAACAAGGGTTCGAATGTCTAAAAGAAGCAGGCATCAAATGTTATGAAATTAAATTTGATGAGCCCATTTTCTTTACAAATAAATTAGCCATTTGGATTGATCAAAATATAGATTGTCCATTTTACCTATCTAATAAAAAGATTTGGGTATTTGGTGAAAAAATGGCAGTACAACTAGTGTTGTTTTCTGGCAACATTGCAAAATTCCAAAGAGCACAGGAAAAATTTACAGAAAAACAGAAAATCGCTTGACAAACTGCAAGATCTTTGCTATACTAGTAACACTGTAAACAACTTAACTTAAACAGTTTTTTTAGAAAGAAGCACTATGTCAGAGAAACTTTCCGCCAATCGTACAGTTAGCCCTAACGAAGCTAAAGCAGCCATTCGTAAATGCATGAAAAAACAGCGTCCTGTTTTCATGTGGGGTCCTCCAGGTATTGGCAAATCCGATATTGTTAAGCAATTAGGTGCTGAGCAAGATCGCAATGTAATCGACGTCCGTTTGAGCCTTTGGGAGCCTACTGACATTAAAGGTATTCCATTTTACAATGCTAACTTGGGTACAATGAGCTGGGCTCCTCCACTGGAATTTCCTAGCGATCCGGAAGATACTTCCATCCTGTTCTTGGATGAATTGAACAGTGCGGCTCCTGCTACACAAGCCGCTGCTTATCAGCTAATTCTTAATCGACGTGTTGGTACTTACACTTTGCCAAAAGGTGTTACAATTGTTGCCGCAGGTAACCGTGAAACTGACAAAGGTGTTACATTCCGTATGCCTGCTCCGTTAGCAAACCGTTTCTTACACGTTGAACTCCGTTGCGACTTTGATGACTGGCATCAGTGGGCGGTTACTAATCGTGTACACGAGCAAGTGGTTGGTTATTTGGGTTTTGCCAAGCAAGATCTGTATGACTTTGATCCGCGTTCTAGCTCAAAGGCATTTGCTACACCACGTTCTTGGATGTTTGTTAGCGAACTGTTGGAAGAAGATGATGTTACAGATAGCACGTTGACTGATTTAATTGCAGGTGCTGTTGGTGAAGGTCTTGCTGTTAAGTTTATGGCTCACCGCAAGGTAGCAAAACAGATGCCTAAACCAGAAGATATTTTGGCGGGCAAGGTTAAGAAGTCCGATATCAAAGAAATCTCTGCAATGTATTCTTTAACCATTAGCCTGTGCTACGAGCTTCAGGAAGCTGACCGCAAGAAAGCAAAAGATTGGGATGCTATGGCAGACAACTTCTTTGGCTACATGATGGATAATTTTCCAACTGAATTGGTTGTTATGGGTGCCAAGGTTGCGTTAACTAACTATCAACTGCCGTTTGATGCTAGCAAATTGAAGAACTTTGACAAGTTCCATGACAAATACGGCAAGTATATTATCCAAGCAATGGAAGGCTAAAATTGGACCCTTAGGGGTCCTTTTTTACTTGCTCTTTTGATAAATTGACTATATAATAGTACTATCGCAACTAGGAGTTATTATGACAGTAATGAAAACTGAGAAACAAAAGAAACAAGACTGGACAGGTAAAGAATTTACGCAGGCTGAAAAAGCAAAGATTCTAGATAAACTTATCACTGCTCGGGTTGGTCTTTTGCTTCGACACCCATTTTTTGGTAATTTGGCTACTCGTCTTAAAATGGTAGATGCAAGTGACTGGTGCCAAACCTTAGCCACCGATGGTCGTAACTTCTATTTTAACTACGGCTTTGTAAATAAATTAACTCCTAAAGACGCAGAGTTTGGTTTTGCACACGAAGTTCTCCACAATGTCTTCGACCACATGGGACGGCGTGATAGCCGCGACCCCCAGTTGTCTAACATTGCCGCTGATTTTGCAACTAATCAAATTCTTAAAGACGAGCGCATCGGTACAGTACCTAGCTTTATTAAGATTTTCCAGGATGACAAATATCGTGGCATGAGCTATGAGCAGATATACGACGACCTGTACGAAAAAGCAGAGAAAATTGATATTAATTCTCTTGGCGAATTGCTAGACGAGCACCTCGACGGTGAGGGCGATAGTGAGAATGAAGGTGACAGTGATGGAGAAGAAATCGACGGTAACGGTAAAGGCAAAGGTCGCCCTAAACTTACAGCCGAAGAAAAGAAACAAATTCGAGACGAAATTAAAGAAGCAATGGTAGCGGCTGCTCAATCAGCAGGTGCTGGTAAAGTGCCTGCTGGGGTCCAACGTATGATCAGTGACTTTACAGAACCAAAGATGGACTGGCGTCAACTGTTGCGTATGAACATTCAAAGTATCATAAAGAGTAACTTTAGTTTCAGCCGCCCGAATCGTAAGAGTCAACATTGCGGTGCTATTTTGCCCGGTATGATGAACGAAGAAACTATTGACGTATCTGTTGCAATTGACATGTCTGGTAGCATTTCAGATAAAATGGCAAAGGACTTCTTGAGTGAAGTCAAGGGTATTATGGATGAATATACTGACTTTAAATTAGATCTGTGGTGTTTTGATACCGAAGTTTATAACTATGCTACATTTACAGGCGATACTGCTGAAGACATCCTCCATTACGAAGTTAAAGGCGGTGGCGGCACTGATTTCGATGCCAACTATGAATTTATGAAAGCAGAGGGTATTGAGCCTAAAAAATTCATCATGTTTACTGACGGGTATCCTTGTGGCAGCTGGGGTGACGAAGATTATTGTGATGCACTGTTTGTTATTCACGGCAACGATAGCATCGTTTCTCCGTTCGGCCAGACAGCCTATTATAAATAAAGTAGGTATATTATGTCGCTAAATAGAGGGACAGTTAATGCACTGAGTGTTTTGGGATTTAGGAAATTATCTTTTATTCCAGAGCATTTTGCCAAGCTCTCTATTGATTATAGGATAGATGTTAAGGCAGTAGAATATTGGATAGAGTATAATCTTAATAGTAGGTACTCAGTTCAAATAAACTATGGATTAGATCATGCCAGAAAAGTTTTAGAAATTACTGAAATTGGTATGGAGGATCCCAAAGAACTAACTATGCTGTCATTAGGGTGTCATCATTTACATAAAAAAATAAAGGATAATTTTTAAAATGGAAAATCAAGAAGCACAAGTAGCCAGCGAAGCAGTTGGCGGAGAAACACAGGCAGCACCTGCCCCTGAACTAACAATTACAGACCTAATTAACATTCGATCAGTGATTGATGTTGCAGTTCGACGTGGAGCATTTGGTGCTGCCGAAGTGTCTGCTGTGGGAGCTGCATTTGATAGATTAAATACTTTCTTAAATGCCGTTGCACCTGCCAAAACTGAACCTGCACAATCTGCAGAATAAAAGGAGATTCACATGAAACATGTGGGAAAAATGAAGAACAACTCTGCTAGAGTTGCAGTAGCATATAGAACTATCCCCGGTGATGCACATAGCGCATTGGTAATCGGTACTACCGGACTCGGTGATGCATATCACGATGCCCTTATGGCACTAATCGAAAGTGACACTGGACAGCAGGCAAATGAATTAGCAGACGTACTAGCAACACGTAGATTTCCAGACGGAACTGTAATGCTAAGTTGGCTACATGCACACGGGCATCTTAAAAAGGTTCCCACTAGTCTCGTATTGATGACTCAAAATTCACAATCTTCTATTCCGCTTGACGAACTCAACATTGTCATTGCTGAACAAAAAGGTGTTAGCCTTGATGAACTTGCAGTAAGCGAAGAAGGCAAACCAAAAGATAAAAAAGCAAAATCTGCCAAGGAAGAAATTATTGTTCCCGAAGTAGTCGAAGCAGTTAGCACCAAGACACTAACGCCTACCGAAATGCGATCAAAAGCTGATAAACTTTTTAAAGAGGCGCAGGCTTTGAGAAAGCAAGCAGACGCAATTGATCCACCTAAAAGTAAAAAACAACAAACTGTAGAAGCTGAATAATGCATCCAGATCATGTTTACCTAAACGCTCTAAAAAATATCTTAGAGAACGGCGACGATCGTCCTGATCGTACAGGCGTAGGTACACGGGGTATCTTTGGGCTTCAAATGCGATTTGATCTTACAGAAGGTTTTCCTGCCATTACTACAAAAAAGTTAGCATGGAAGGCTTGCGTTAGTGAACTGTTATGGTTTATTGAGGGTAGCGGTGATGAGAATCGATTAAAAGAAATTCTGCACGGTGAACGTTATAGCGAAAAGAAAACTATTTGGTCCGATAATGCATCTGCACCATATTGGGTTAACAAACGCTTGCAACGACATCCTGGAGACTTAGGCCGAGTATACGGAGTGCAATGGCGTAGATGGCGCAAACCACTTGTACGGATCAATAAAGTTGTTCTACAAAATCACGATCAATTATTAGAATTAATCGATGGTATTAAAAACGATCCGTACAGTAGAAGGCACATTATTACAGCATGGAATCCAGGTGAACTTGATCTAATGGCATTGCCGCCCTGCCATATGATGGCACAGTTTTATGTAAACAACGGACGACTGAGTTGTCAAATGTACCAACGTTCAGCTGACATGTTTCTTGGAGTGCCTTTTAACATCGCAAGTTACGCACTATTTACGCACCTGCTGGCACAGGTCTGCAATTTAGAAGTTGGAGATTTGATTATTACCATAGGTGACGCTCACATTTATAATAATCATTTTGATCAAGTTAAAGAACAATTATCACGAGATCCGATGCCGTTGGCAACTTTAGAATTGAATTCAGAAATTTCTGTTATTACAGATTTTGAAATGGAAGATATTGAGCTTCAAGACTATCAAAGTCACGAAGCTATTAAGGCTCCGATGGCTGTTTAAACTACTAGAACTTCGATAATCCCAAAGCCCTCGGATTGAGTTCCTAGGGCTTTTCCTATTATTGCTCCGCCAAATACATTACTTGCAGCAATTCCATAACCAGGAGTACTACTAGTAACAATTAGATCACCTCGCTTAACATATCCTTGAACTTTGCAAGGAACACGACCTTTTAAAGCAATATAGGGGTGAGTTTCGTCAGTTCCGGCGGCGGAATTCATCATATAAGCGGGTTTTTTAGACACGATACCCGCTACCCTTGTATCTGCAAATTGCGAAGTAACAGTTACTTCTTTATCTCCGCCAATTACTAAAACGGTTCCTGCTTCATATTCTGCATCTGCTTCGTATCGTTCAGCAATGTCAGCATACAATGCAGATGATGCAATAGTTGTTAGAATATTAGTAGAAGGATTGTATGTAATGCCAGCGTCTATGTATGC